TCACCCGTCAAATTTGAGATTTTGAAAAATGTTTTTGACCTGATGGTCATTCTTTTCTTTTAAGCTTTCTATTTGATGAGCGTAAACTTTGAGTGTGATGTTGAGATTTTCGTGCCCCAACAGCTTGGATACTGATATTAAATCAACACCCTGTGCTATCAAATAAGAAGCGTAAGTATGTCTTAGCGAGTGATTGGTTAGATTTCTGCCAGTCACTCTTTTTATAACTTTGTTCGTTGCATTATTTGACGCTCCAAAGCATATACGATCGAGTTTATTATCCTGATAATAGTTGCTCTTAAAATTCCTTAGTAGCTCAAGGCTATTTTTATCAATCGGTACCTTCCTGATGGACTGCTCGTTTTTGGTCGGACCAAAATTTTGAGAAATTGAATAATCAAAAGTTTTATTAATATCGATATAGCCATTATCAAAATCGATGTCTTTCCAAGTCAACCCTTGAACTTCTGCAAACCGTAAACCAGTGACGGCTATGATATACGTTGTCAGGTATGATGGGTACTTGACTTTGCTTTTGGCAACCTTGATAAAGGTGAGGTATTCTGATTCTTCCATGAATTTCTCTGACTCTTCTTTGGCGGGTTTTTGCGATCTAACGATGGCCCCATCGGCAAAATTATCCCTAATAATGCCATCACGAATGGCCATTTTACAAGCACCCTTGATTTGATAATGAAATTTATCCAGAGTTTGTTGGGCTACTTTTTCGCCAAAGTCATTAAGGACTTGCTGATAAAAGGTGTGTGTGATACTCTTGAGCTTCCGAGTCCCAAAATAATGTTCGATGTGCTTAAAATTTTTGGTGTATGTCTGCCACGTCTTTGCGGTAATGTGAGGCTTTTTATATATGTCTGCCCAACGCCTGTTGTAGTCTAAAACAGTAATATCTAAAAGGTCAGCAGTCATCGTGTTTAAATCAATTTCTGCTTGCTGAGCAGCGACTTTTGCAAGTGTTTTTGTTTTAAATCCACGTTTTGATTTTTCTCTTTTTTTACCTTGACTGTCACGATAGGTGATGCGATACTCCCACCCAGAACCTAATTTTCGATAAAATGCCATTGTTTTCACCTCATTTTTCTGTTAAAATGGGTACAAGAAAACGAGCCATTTAATGCTTGTTTCTTATACATCTACCCTATGCTCGGACCGTCCAAAGTTGAGTGTAGGGATTTTTGAGATTATATATGTATAAAAATATGTTACAATATATTCAACCAGTAGATGGAGTTGACACTATGGAAAACTTAAGAAAATTTAATGGAAGAAAAATATCTTATATTTTTTTACAATTTATAGTTAACTTATCAATATTTTTATTAATTTGGTCGATTACTTTAAGATTAACTGACTTCATTAATAATATAATGATTCAATTTGCTATCTCACTATTATCTGCAATATTATTAAAATATCAAATTAAGTATGTATCAAAATGATTCATACTTTTTTAGTGTGACTACAAAATTTTATAGTTGCTCATCTTCGATTACTGAATTTAAAGCATCCTCTAGTTTATCAGGAACTTCTATTCCCAATGCTGATATTGGGGCCTGTAATTCGCTTGATAGTTTCACTGCTTCTCGAATTAATTCTAGTTGCTTGCTGTCATTATCAATTTGCTCACTGCGTTTCTCATTCTTATATTTGTGATAATTCTTTAATATACCTGGATACTCAAATTCAATTCCGAAAATAGAAATTTTTCCACCAAAAAACGTTGCGCCTCCTCCGGCGATTAAGGCAAAGATCAGAAGACCATCTTTAACAACATGCGAGATAAATTCTACATCTCCTGGTGATTGTACATTACTTTTAACGTCCAATTTATTAGTTGGGGATATTAGTCGGTTGAGGAGTGAATATTGGTATATGAACTGACCTAAACTTTCACTAGAAATATCATCAGTTTCAGTTACTTTATATGATATGAATAATTTTTCATCCTCAATGTAGTATCTATATAATGCACGATTAATATAAGTTTTATAATCGTTAATATCAGACAATGTGTTGTGTGTATAAATCATTTTATATAAAGCACTATCTGCATCAGATCTTTTGAAATGATTAATCCATTTAATTTTTATTCTCTTTACATAGTTAGATTTATGATAATCTCCAGGGTTGTTTTCTGTTATCTGGTCAGCAGCTGAGCTTTCTTCATAAGGTAAGCTAATTACTTTTCCAACTATAAATCTTTCTGAGCGTTCTGAAGGAACTACAATAATGTCATTTATTTTTATTTTATTAACAAAACGTAATAGTTGACCTGCAATACTTCCATAAGATTGTTCACTTAACTCTTTTTCTTCATCGATTGTCAGTTGAGCTCTTAGAATGTTTTTCAAAGAGTCTGCATCATTATTCGCTGATTTTATATTTTCTAAACTTATTTCATTCCAGCCAATCCCAATATAGCTATTTATGTTGAAATCAGTATAGAACTCGCCTGAGTTTGACCTAACTAACCAATAATCACTTGAAGAATTAATCTTCGGAATTTTTTCAATAACTTCTTCTAAAATTTTATCAATTTCCATTTAAACCCTACTTCATACTGCATCAAGCAGATTATAATACTCACTAATAACCATGACTTCATCAGTTATGGTTTTTAAGTTGTGCCTTTTCATAAAAGATAAGTAATTGAACTCAAGTTTATCTTCGATATAACAAAACTCTTCTTCTAAGAGGCATTTGATCATATGTCTATTTGCCTGCAATTCAAATTCTTCATGACGCCTTTGATATTGGCCAGAATCGTGTTCAATATGTCCTAGTTCGTGAAAAATAACTTTCTTTTTTGACTCATCGGATAACGCTCTATTAACGAAGACAACTTTTATTTCATCAATATAGATTCCTGGACGTGGCCATAGTTCATTATCGAAATAAGCTAATTCTACATTATGAAAGTCTAAAATCTCCTCAATAGTCATAGACTATCTTCCCTTCAAGTAAATTTCAATGATATTTTGGATGGCTTCAATATCTGATTCGGTAAGCGGCTTACCATCGAATGTTTTGGCATTTTCAGCCATTTTTCGTAGATCTTCAGTGTTATACTCTTGACCGTCTTTTGCAATAGCAGGATTACCTGTCCTACCAAGCAGATAGTCGGTAGAGACATTAAAGTAATCGGCAATTTCTTGAAGACGTTCAGCGTTAGGTTTTTTATTTTTTAAACTATAGAGTGAATTTCTTCCATACCCAAGATTATCTTCTAGTGTATTCAAAGAAATTCCATGCTTTTTTGCCAGTTCTTTTACTTTTTCAAAAACAGGAAACATTGTTTTATCAACCTTTCTAAGGGTATGACAAAAAATATTTAAACTTTTGAACAAAAAAGGTTGACTTATATTATTCTTTAGTTTAAAATAGTTTTTGTAAGATAGTTAGTAAAAAACGAAGTTAAACTTTTTACAAATCTTTTTAAGTAGTTGGGGAACTGCGGAATATAAAAGAGTTATAAAGGTTATAACTAGGTTTTTTCTATACATTTATTCTATACAATAGAATAAATAATGTCAACAAAAAATTAAACTTTTTACTAACTTTCTTGCTTACAAAAATAAAACACCACCTAGCTGCTATCTAGATGGTGCTACGGAAATTATTCTGCTCAAACTAATAGCAGTAGTCAACAACACTTCACCGGTATCGTCCCCGGCACTGTAGTTGGAGTAGAAAATGATTCTCGATTTTGATTTCCTATTCTTCGTCGCTTTTGCGAGCGACAGCCAGTTTGCAATTTCTGTGGTCGTCCGGCCAGGACGCCAATGAAGATATAGGAACCCCTATTGAATCTTGCTAGTCAAGTGCGGTAGGCAAAAGGAAAACCTACAAACGAATCCATCTTCTACTGAGACACAGTCTCCTTCAAAAACTCGGACAAACGAAAAGTCCTCCTTTCATAAAAGGTTACTTGCATTATATATTTGTAAGTCGAAAAAATCAAGATGGATACTGTTTGAATCGAGCAGAATAACGTTTCCGTTAAGTTGTTTTAAATAAATCTACTTACTAGAAAGGAGTCTAACGCATGTCAGACAACACAGTCGCTGTTGAAAAAATTAAGAAGTATCTGCTTGACAATAAGCTAAAACAAGTTGACTTAGCAGTTACCTATAATAAAGAACCGCAAGATGTGGCGAATATCTTAGCTGGAAGAAAAAAAGACCCAGCATCTAATCGCTTTGTCTTAAAAGTTATTTCAGATTTAAAAATCAGATAGAAGAGAATTATATGAACCAATTGCTTAACGCAGTACTAGAAAGGAACCTTATGACAGACGCAGAAAAACAAAACTATGATGCCCCTTTTCATTAACATTTTTGAACGTTTAGAAAAACTGGAAAAAGGCTATGATTTTAGCTCCGTGGGCATAACTACGGAGGTCCAAAATAGCGGCGGTGTTCAATATCGTGAATGCCAAGAAGACGGAACTGTAGTCAAAACAGTATCCAAGAGGAGCTTAGGCTACTGATGATTATATCAAAAAAGCCCGACGGGAATCGGACTCAAAACAAAAATACTTATGAGGTAATTTTATCATGGATAGCAGATTATTACAAATGTTAGATGAGTTTGAAGCGGGCCTGATTGACCGCAAAGTCAAAGTCATGAAAATGATTAACAGTGAGACGGAAATTTATCCGCTAGAACTCAATAAAAAGCAAGTCAGCAAGATGTTTGGGATTGACCCTAAAACATTTGACGCAAGATTTAACAGCCACAAAGATTTCCCGCGTATTGAAACGGGAGGTCGGGAAAAATACCCACGAGATTTAGTCATCGAGTGGTATCACAGAAATTGGAGTATAACATGAACAAATTAGAAATTTTACTACTTACAACAACTATCATCTTAGCAATCATCGCTAGAGTGCAACACGAAGTCATTAAAAAACATAACTCACCCGAGAATAAGCGAAAAATTTTCAGGGAAGTGGCTTTAGAAAACAGTAAGAAATGGAGTGCAGAACGTTATGTCTAAATGGGAATTACAAAAACAACTACTAGAAAATGCGACAGATTTTGAGAGCACAGTTGAGGCTTTACTTGACTTAAACGAGTCTGGCGAAATATCTGATCTGGAACTCTTACTGAACTTAAAGGATAAATTCAGAAGCTATTCCAAAGAAAAAATACGTATCCTTAATGAAATTCTCAAGCTAGGAGGCGCAGAATGATGACAACTTTTGAAAAGATTATTAAGAACCTTAATCGGATTGAGGGGGAGTTAGCTAAACCTGAAGCTGAAAGACGAGATAGCTTACCTATCCTATCTGCTCAGTTGAGTGTTATCAAGCAAGATTTAAAATCGATGCTTTGGATTGAGCTACCGACGTTAAATGACGTAGAGAAATATGAAGCTCTTTATCAAGGAAATGATTTTAAATTCAGTGAAACTTTTTTGGAGCGTCAAGCGACGAGAAAAGCCTTTTGGAGACGATTAGCTAAGGAAACTTTTAAAGAAGACCAGGATAGGAGGAACTTTGTTAAGTTGGCTGAGAAAGAATTTAAAGGTGCAACTTTGTCATGGCAAGAATTTTTGTGGGGTAAAAAGAAATGAATATTTCAATAAAACTCATAGGTGAAACCCTAGCTGGTTTAAATGATATTTTACGCCAGGGGGGGGGGCTCTCTTGCTCCCAAAACCAAGCCTTAGCAGACGCAGTTTTTATATTAACAACTTTAAAACAAGTAATTGAGGAGAGAAAATGAACTACTTAGAATACGCACTAGCTTATCTTGAACGTGAGTTAGAAATTATTGATAACGAAGCTATCGAAGTTGAGTTGCCGGACGGAGATTGGGAGTTTGTGCTTAATCCCTATTACGAGGAAGGTTTACATGATAACCCATACTATCGTAGTCAGGTTGCTAAAGACATTCTTGATATTAAAGGACTTTTGGGGAGGTGAGGCTATTGATTGCATCAAAAAAGACGGCTTAGGAAACCGTCAACAATTACACACACACTTAAATTATAACACAGAAAGAGAGAAACACAATGATTGAAACCAAGGATAGTAAATTTCTTTATATTTTCCACTTAATAATAACCTTGTCAGCTGTAACCTGAACCTTGTTAATTAAGCCTTTTACTATTATCTTTTGCTGGTCGTAGTCCATTGTAAGTATGTCATCACAGCTGAGTATTTTCTTGATGTTATCCTTGCTTTCTTGTTGTTTTAATATTGGGTCATTCTCTAGCTTTTCTTTAAGAAAAGTCTTGGATAGCGTGAACTCAGTAGACTTTTTTCTTAGCTCATCAATAGTGATACGGTCATCTATGTAGAGGTCGTTGAGCCTTTTTATTTTGCTAGAGATTGCCTCAATTTGTTTTTTTATGCTTTCACGGTCGATAGTGTCCATGTTGGTATTTTCAAATAGCTCATCTATAGCCTTTTTGTCATTTTGTAGCTTGCTGATTTCTCTCAGTACATAGTCCTCAACATCTTGTTTATAGTAGCTACTTGAGTGGCATTTTTGGTTATTGTTATAAGTAGTAACACCTCTTGTTGTTCTTGGATGACGCTGATAACATTCATATTTGATAAAACGTGTACCATCTTTTCTAACGGCTCCCATTATTATCTTGAGAGGAGCTTTGCAGTAGCCACATTGAGCAATACCTGAGAGCATATACTTAGCCTGAAACGGTCTAGGGTTGAATTTTTCCGCTGCTGTCCGTTGTCTGATTTTTAGCTCATCTTGAGTCTTGTTAAAATCTTCCTCTGAGATAATTGGCTCATGATTACCTTTGTAGACCTCCCCCTTGTACTGATTGTAACCACAATAAACAGGATTGTCTAATATCTGTCTGATTATCCTGTAGCTCCAGGCTGGAGTTTTAGGGTATGTATCGTTTATTTTGTCCCTGAGTTTTGTAATGGACATGCCCTCAAGGTATGAGTTGAATATCTCTCTGACCACAATAGCCTCAAGTTCATTGATGGTCATTTCTCCTGACCCCTTGTGATAGGTGTAGCCATAGGCAACCTTAGCCCACATCATGGATTTACCAGCTTTCGCGCGTCCTAACTTGCCTAATTGCATACGTTCCTTGATTTGTTCACGTTCTAATTGAGCAAACACACTGAGTATTCCAACCATAGCCTTACCAAATGGTGTAGAAGTATCAAAGTTTTCAAGTAGGCTTACAAAGTCTATGTTATTCTCTAAAAAAATATCTTCAATCAGGTAAAGTGTGTCTTTTTGGCTACGGCTTAGGCGGTCTAGCTTGTAGACTAGCACGGTGTCAAACTTCTTCTTTTTAGCGTCTTTGATAAGTTGTTCTAGTGCAGGTCTTTCTGTGTTTGAACCTGAAAAGCCACCGTCTGTATAGACATTGAACACGTTCCAGTCTTTGATGTTGCAGTAGCTTTTTAGCTTATCTTTCTGTTCCTCAATAGAGTACCCCTCCTCAGCTTGGTTAGTCGTCGATACTCTGACATAGATAGCTACCTTATTTGTTGTAATCATTGTTTTTGTACCCCTTTTTTGATAAAATAGGTACAAGAAAACAAGCCATTTAATGCTTTTTTCTTGTACTAGATTCGCCTCACGCTCTCATCGACCAAAATTTGAGCGTGGGGCTTTTTTGTTTTATTTAACTTTCACTCTCATCTCACCGCTCATCTTTTGTGAAACAAGTGAGTTTCCATCATCTGTTTTGATGTGTAGCATAGGGTAAGAATTGAAATCAACTCCATTCATTGCAGCCCACACATTGAAAGCCTCATGCTCTTTTTCTTTTAGACCATCCGCAAATGATTGTAAGTCAGCTGTGCTATATGTTTTGTACTCATTTGGCACTTTGACATATAGGATAGTGTCTCTGTTGTAAAAGGTGTAGGTAGCAATATCTACGCCTTTTTCTGTTAGGTCGTTTTTGAGGTATTCAATAAAACTATCCATCTGTTCAGCTTTAATTCTTGGTAACTTATCAGACTTAGATGATTCTTCACTAGATGTCTTAGTTGTGTCATCATTTTTACTAGAGCTCTTAGTTGTAGTAGCTACCTTTTTGGGGGTAATGGTCTCGGTCTTAGGTGCAAGTCCTAAGGTTTGTAGGATAAAGCCAAAAATAGCTAGAGCAACAAAGCCAATGGCGAATATTTTTAGTTTTTTCATAGTGTTCTCCTTTTTGTTATACCTTATAAATTTCTACCACTTCACCGATAGTACGGATGTCATCATCCTCTGCTAGATAGATTTCCTCATAGCTGTTGTTGAGACTTTGCAAGTACCAAGCACCATTATAGTCACGTTTTAGCTTTTTAACAAAGTTTTTACCGTTGACTTGAAAAATACCAATATCATTGATTTCTACCTGACTTGTAACTTTGATGAATAACAAGTCATTATCTTCTATAATCGGTTCCATTGAGTCACCAGCCACTTTAGCAATCGTGTCATATGTTTCAGGAACATCATCAGCACGGAGTCTAACCTCCATGTGTAAATTATCATCTTGGAAAGTACCATGACCAGCAGCTACAAGCCCCTCTACATATTCAGTAATATATTCATTGTCATTTTTGAACTTATCAAATATAGAGGTTATCTTTGAGCTTTCTTGCTCCCCTAACTGTTCTTTGGCAAAGTCAAGGACTTTTTCTTGTCTAGGTTGTTCTAGTTTTTCATATACTGTCAATATTTCAGGTGCAGTTTTTTTATTTTCTTTTTGAATACCTAAGAGATATTCAGGAGTTATATTCAAGACTTTAGCAAAGTCATCCGCTCTATTAAGTGGAAATTCTCTGGTTTTGTTGAAGTATCTTGACATAGTTGATTTAGCAATACCAACACGCCTAGCTAACTCACTCATTGAAATTCCTTTTTCATCTATACTATCTTGAATAAGTGAAATAATTTCATCATTAGTTCTCATTTTTTTAATCCTTTGATTTGATAAATTCATTATACCACCGTTCCCAAAAATATACAACAGAAACACAAAAAAACATTTTTCGATATTTTTTTCACAAAAAGGGTTGACAATTTGGAACAGATGACGTTATAATAAAATCGTTCCAAAATGGGAACCAAAAATATATAAAGGAGAACACGGTATGACAGTCAATCTAAAAAGATTAAAAGCTGAGCGTATCGCAAGTGGAATGACCCAGGATGAGGTAGCTCATAAAATGGGGTGGAAAACACGGACACCATACGCAAAACGTGAAAATGGTCTTGTTTCTATTGGTGCAGACGAACTAGCAAAGATTACTTTGATTTTCGGCTTACCTATGGAAAAAATCACTATTTTTTTTGACAACAACGTTCCCAAAGAGGAACACCTACCAGCTTAGAGAGGAGCCATCATGAATGAACTCATTACTGTAACGCTGAATGATAGTCACGAGCCTGTAGTCTCAGGTAGACAATTGCATGAAGCGTTGGGAGTCAGAACAAGATACGACAACTGGTTTAGTCGTATGACTGAATACGGCTTTACAGAAAATCAAGATTATCTAGTAACGTCCATTTTCGGACACAACTCAAACGGTGGTAGACAGAATAAAGTTGACCATATTGTCAAGCTAGACATGGCAAAAGAGATTGCTATGATACAGCGAACTGATAAAGGCAAACAAGTCAGAACTTACTTTATTCAAATTGAGAAAGACTATAACAGTCCAGAAAAAATCATGGCAAGAGCCTTACTCATGGCAGATAAGAAAGTCCACAAACTAGAGGCACAAATCGAGGCTGACCGCCCTAAAGTGCTGTTTGCGGACGCTGTGAGTGCTAGTAAGTCATCTTGTCTGATTGGTGAACTAGCAAAAATCCTGAAACAGAACGGTATTGACATTGGTCAAAACAAACTCTTTCAGTGGTTACGAGGCAATGGCTACCTAATCAGTCGCCGTGGCGAGTCTTGGAACCAACCGACACAGAAAAGCATGCAGCTTGGTCTGTTTGAACTCAAGAAGACTAACATCAACCATGCTGACGGCCACACAACAGTCAACACAACCACTAAGGTCACTGGAAAAGGTCAGCAGTATTTTATCAACAAATTTCTTAACCAAGAGTATCTACCAGGTTAAGGACGCAAAAAAGCACCTGACGGCAATCAGGCACTTACTAAAAACTTTATGAGGTAATTTTACCATGAAACAGGAAAAAAAGAAATGGACACCAAAAATCCACAATCTCCGCAAAATCATTGTTGACGGTGAGGAGCTGTGGGTGGAATTTGAGATAGAGGGCTATGTCATCCCAGCTGGTCATGCCTACTATGACATCATCAGAGGAATTAACAAGCAGGAACTACAGAAAGGAGCTTAGTCTATGAGGTATGCAGCACATTGTTAGGAATATCCATGAAAACTATACGCAGATGAATAATCATTCTGCTAAAAATAACGACCTTAGCCTACAAGCTAAAGGATTGTTACTGGTGCTGATGTCCAACAAAGACACATGGCGTCCTTACATTGATGAACTTTCTAAACGTTCAAAGAATGGGCGTGACGCTCATAGGGCCGCTTTTGACGAGCTCAAAGACGCAGGCTATATCCGTGTCTATCGCAAAAGTTTTGGTCGTGGCAAAGGTATCCAGAACTATCCTTTAGTTCAAGATGTCCCTATTACAGATAGTTATTGGGAATATTGGATAAGTATTCTTGAAAAAGAGTTATCCACAATATCCACAGAAGATTAGTAAAAGTTTGTTTTACAACTTACTGACTTTACAAAGTTGAAAAGTTCAAAAGTTGAAGTTTACAAAGTTGAAAAGTTCAAAAGTTGAAGAATCCGACACTAATAATAACTAATAAATAATAATAACTAACTTAATAATAATATAAGGGCTTTCGCCCACTAATGAATAATAAGAACTAACTTACAACAAACTTGTCCTTATAGAATAAATAAAAGAGTATTTCATACTCACAGGAGAAAAAATGATTGATAAAGACAGAATTATTTTAGAGCAACAGCAAAAAATCGAACGTATCGAAAAGCTACAAGAGGAGCTACATAAGATTTCCATGTTGGGCATGCTAACCTTGAAAGTTTTACAGATTTTAAAAGATGATACAGATGAAATTGAGGCTGTGCTAAACAACATGCACAAGCTATCACATGTCATTGAGGATGTTTTAGATGGTGAAGACCCTGAAACAGCTTTGAAAGCCACCTTGACTAATGGAATGTTTGGAAAAGATGACGAGGAGGAAGAATAGTGCTAAATAAACTGATGAATTTTTTAGGATTTGATGAAGTTGAAACAACTGAAACTATGTCATTAGATAACACTTTGATTGAGGTTAGAGCCTTACAAGCTGAAAACCGTGAACTAAAAGAAGTTATCAGGAAACAGCGTGCTTTGCTACAAGAACTCTCAGAGGAAAACACGGAGCTTGGCCGTGACCGTAGACACTACGCAGACACAGCAGCAACCCAAAAGCGCCTCATTGCTGTATATGAGAGTATGTCAGTTTAGGAGGTCACAAATGGACAGAGGACTATTCGGCACGTTTGACTATGACCGTGACAACTTACAGCCTGAGCCTGAACGTGAAGAACGTGACCCTGATGAATGGGTGTTCAGAGGTGGTCAGTGGATTTATGTGGGAGACTACTAGCCTATGAACAGAGAACGCTATGACGACAATGCTTTTTGGAGACAAAAATATTTTGAATTATGTGTTGAGCTAGGTGAAATCAATAATAATCTCATGGATAAGGTTGCCAGTCTACAAAATGAAAACAAACGCTTAAAGCGTGAAAACTGGAATTTGAAACAAACGAAAGGTAGAAGAAAATGACAAACAATCAGTTAACAGAAACAAAAGGTGACTTTCTGACTAACCCTCAGCTACTTAATAGCGGTATTATCAGAAAGTACCTCGACCCACAAGGAAAAGCTAGTGATGAGGAGCTTGCCTATTTTATAGCTCAAGCCAAAGCCCAAAACCTCAATCCATTTACAAAAGAAATTTATTTTATTAAGTATGGTAATCAACCAGCTCAGGTAGTCACCGCCAAGTCAGCTTTTGAGAAAAAGGCTGATAGTCACCCTCAATTTGACGGAAAAGAGGCTGGTGTAATCTATCTGATGGATGGTGAAATTAAATACTCAAAAGGAGCATTTATTCCTAAAGGTGCTGAAATCCTTGGTGGTTGGGCTAAGGTGTACCGCAAAGACCGTACTTATCCAACAGAAACAGAAGTATCTTTTGAAGAGTACGACAATTCTAAAATCCGTGCAAGAGTTAAGGAACTGACACAGCAAGGTAAAGATGTTACTTATCCAGTGATGAACTCATACGGCAAGGCAATAGGTGAGAATAACTGGGACACTATGCCTTGTGTCATGATACGGAAAGTAGCTCTAGTGTCAGCTTACCGTGAGGCATTTCCTGCCGAGCTTGGAGCAAGTTATGAGGCTGATGAAATCCAACTAGACAACACGCCTAAAGATGTGACACCTCAGGAAACCCAAGAGGAAGTACGAGCACGTAGACTAGAAGAGGCAAAACAGGCGCAACAGCAACTGAGCAGTTCAGCTGAAAAGATGAACGCAGAAGACGCTCCACTGTATAAGTCATCTAATCCAGTTGATGAAACTCCTGTCCGTAGTGAGGAACCAGTACAGGGAGAACTGCTTAGCGAAGAACTAGAATACTAGGAGATAGACATGCAAGAATTACAGGTAAAAGTGACACAGGCTCAGGTTGAAATCATTGACCGTGAGAAATTTGAACAAAACATCAATGAAGTTGTGGCAAAATACCAAAATTACACGGTCACAGCTGGAACTATCAAAGATGATAAGCAAGTCCTAGCTGACCTACGCAAGCTCAAAAAACAGATTTCTGATGAGCGTATCAAGATTAAACGTGAGCTGTCACAGTCTGCTGATGAGTTTGACAAGTATATCAAAGACACAAGCGAACCAATGGACAAAGTCATTGATAAAATCGCCAAAGATGTAAAAGAGTTTGAAGACCATCAGAAAGCTGTTCGATTGGATACAGTAAAGAGCTATATTGCAAACAAATCGTCTGAGTACATGCTTGACCCTAGACTATTTGATGAAAACGCACTTGAGTACATCAAGGCTGGTGACTTTATGGCAGATGGCATGACCTTGAAGAAAGCCACAATGAAATCTCTTGATGACATGGTCACTTTTGAATATCAAAAACAGCAAGAGTATGAGAAAGCTAAGGCAGCTATTTCAGGACAGTGTGTTGAGTATGGCATGACTGACCAGCCGTATATCCGTATGCTACGAGACCTGACGCTTGTAGAAGTGCTAGAGCAGATTAAGTCTGACTATGCTTTTGAAAAGCAAAAGCAGGAAATGCGAAAAGCCGAGGCTGAACGTGAGCAACTTTTAGCAGCCCAACGAGGAAAAGAGCAAGAACAAATTCAAAATCCAACAGAAACTCCACAGGTTGACCATGAGACAGGCGAAATCTTGGACGGTTGGCAATTATCCCAAAATAATCAAGAAACGCTCACAGGGGATAAAAATGAGCCTAAAAAATACACTCAAAAAATGACCCTTGAGGTCTATCTTGAAGACACGGCAGACAAAGACCGCTTCAAGGCGACTCTTGCACAAGCAGGTTTTGAGCACAAGAAAAATTATCAGGTCAGCGGCTATCAACGCATAGAGCCATTAACTCAGGCTAAGCTCAATGAATTGTGTGGGTGGTAAGAATGAGTAAGCAAGTTAAACAAGTAATTGACGAGCTTGAACCATTTAATCACGGAATAACAATAGCAATCCACCAAAGTAAAAATGAGTGTATAGCAACCTTTAGAATGCCTAGACAGCTTGATACTAAAAAGATTGAATTTACTGGATGGAATGAAGATGTTACGAACAGAACTAGTTACCATTCAGAAAGTGACCTGCTAAATGCCTATGTTCATAAAGCTAGAAAAGTCACTAATGACTGGATTTGTGTTGAAGTATTACCGTTTTAGGAGGATTTATGGAAATTAGACAAGTTTCAGACAACATTGCCATCTACTCTGATGGTCAACGTTTGCAGGTTATCCATGACCTAGGTGATGAGTTTGTCTTAGACCTTGCTCTAGGCAAAGACTACGCTTGGAATATTGATAGACAAGCTCAAGAAACTATCCAAACTGTAGAACCAGTTTTCAAAGTGTGTGGTTTTTGCTCGAGAGGTGGCGAGGGTATGAGCCGTCTAAGGTGGGCTATTCTCCAATTTAAGGAGTTTGAACAATATATTAAAGACTATCAAGCTGACTTGCTTGATTGGTGGCAAAATACAGGAAGGTAAGAAGAATGACGATTATTACACTGATTTTATTAGCAGCGTGGACTTTTCTATGGCTATGTCTAGTGAGCTTAAAACCATTCAGCTCAGAGCAATCCAGAAATATGATAAACCTTTTGAGGACATTGTGATTGAACAGAACACTGTACTTGGACCGAATCAACAGTCATCTATAAAAATTGGGATTGCTACAGGGATTATCTTAGGGAAATTACTAGCTGAGGAAATCTATTTTGTAAACGTGTCAACGTGGAGAAAATACTGGAAATTCAGTTATAAAGACCGTAGCAAGAAATCAATGAAGCAGCAGGCGATCAATGCAGTAGCCACAGAATTTGATAAACAGGTCAAAGATGATGAAGCTGACGCAATTCTTATTGGTTCATACTTTGTCAACTTTGGCAAAGAATATGGTGACTTGGAAAGTCACAAGGGAAGTTGAGGTACTAACATGACTTACAAAGTAACAGTAAACGGAAAAGAAATTGAATACGGTCCATTGGTGGAACGGTCAAGCTTCTCAGAAGAAGAGTGGCAGGCAATTCATCAAGAAATTGTGAAACAAAATCAGCCAGAAGTTTTTGAAAAGAAAAAAGATGACACTGACTATATCAGTGCATTTGGTGCATTGATTTCACTTGAAGAACGGTATGAAGCTCTATTGGAAGCATTGCCACAAAAAAGCTATTCATACGCTGGAACACATCCAATGTGGGTTGTAAAAGCAGTCGAAGAGAATACCTTGAACAAAGAAACCACAATGGAAGATGTTGCTGATATGGTTGAGCGTTGTGAAACGCTTGATGACCTGAAGGAAGAATTGACTGATTATTTTGATTTGGAGGAGTTATGAAATCACATAAAACAGTAGTCTATTTTGGAGAAGTTGAAATCACATCAAAGGCATTTGGTTCTTATGTTGAAGCGGAAAATGAAAAATACCGCCTTCAACGGCAGTACCCAAGTCCTTTGTATGAAGTGAAAGTGGTGAAGTCAAAATGAGATACAGTCTGAAAGAAAGGCTGTTCATATCATTGCTTGGTGTGCTTTGTTGCATTGTCGGTCTAGTTATCGGCAATGTAGCACCACTAAACAAGCCAAAACAGCCTATTATCATTTATCAAGTGGACAACGCTGGAGGTCTGATGATCGGGAAAGTTACTGACAAGGAAATCATAGAGGGACGGTACACGGTCACAGTTCATGCCTACGGTAAATTCTTAGTTACAAAGGAGCAGTACGAGGCTATCAAGGTTGGTGACCCAATTCCTGACTATTTGAAGAAAAGAGGAAATTGATATGACTAGAACTATTGAACTACCTGATTATTATGAACCTGATTGGGGAAATGGACGCTATGGTTCTCTTGAGGAACTAAAAGAGTTATTACTACATAAGCGTATTACAGAGTGGGACAAAGACTATCTACTGCTTGAAGATGGTACAAAGGTCACTATCGAAATGTCTGAGAGTGATTGCTGTGCCCATGCAGGAGGAGAGTTCCAAAATGTGAAACTTGACGCTGTGATTACTGATGTAAAAATCGGAGAACAAGTAAAAGAGGAAAGTGATTGGGGAGAAACTACCAGTACAAACACGGTTACCATTTATCATAACCAGAACCCAATAGCCCTAGCTGAATGTGAGGCTAATGACGGAAACGGTGGATTTTATTACAGTGTAGGTTCACTTATCATTGGTAAAATTCATTTTCCAGTAGTTGAGGCATAAGGAGACAAAACAATGAAACCCAAAAGATACCCATATTTAGGAAAAGCAAAGTTGATTAGGAAAGAATTGCCTAGGTTTGTAAGTCTAGGTGATGTTGCAATTAAGTATAACACGATAAAATACATCACTGAAATCAAACAGGTAGCACCAAATCAGACAATGATTTTCCTTAGAGTACCTGACCTATTCCTAAATTTTGAAAAAAAGGAAATTAGAGTCAGAAATAGCATTGGTAATGTAATTGATTTGCTGAACCAATACTAAACAAAAAAGCCAAGACATTCTCTGTCTCAGCTATGATAATCAACACTATAATTATATCATAAAGGAGATATGGAGTGAACAAGGCTAAAGAGCTCTTGAACGAGCTGCAAAATCTTGATATGGACATTCAAAGTAGAATAGATGAAATCAACGAGCTTGAGGCAGGTTTACTCTCTAGCCCCAAGTGGAAAACAGACAAGGTCAAAGGTGGTCAAGCTAGAAAGATTGATGATGTCTATGCTCAGCTTATCATCATGAAAGAAGCTATTGAACAAGATACTAATGAAGTTATTAACAGGAAACTTGAACTAGGTAGATTGATTAACAAGCTGAAAAATCCAAAGAGCAGGTCAGTTCTTAGAATGACTTATATTACTAAGATGTATGTTGATGATATATGTGACAAGCTAGCAGTCAGTAAAAGCTCATACTACAATATGCGTAAAGTTGCTATTGAGGAATTGAACTTAGTTCTGGAATATTTGGAATAATTTGGAACGTTCTGAAAAACGCTACATAAACCTAGATAAGCTTGGTGTGCACTGTAACCATAATCTGTTAGAATGGTAGTATCAAGAATTAAGGGTAAGGCACCTATGAAGTGTCTTGCCTTTTCTTTTGTCCAAACAAACAAGATAGGGAGGTTTTAGGCTTGGGTAGAGCAAGAGACCCCAACCGAGACAAAGCATTTGAAATCTATTCAGAACACAATGGAAACATTGAACTGGTTGAGATTGCTGAGCGTTTGGGTGTTTCAGCTGGCACTGTCCGAGGTTGGAAGAGTAAAGATAAATGGGAACCTAAAGTAAAAGGAACGCTCCAAAAGAAAAATACGGAACGCTCCAAAAAGAAAATGGGCGCACCAAAAGGAAATAAGAACGCTGTAGGTCATGGAGCACCTAAAGGAAATACCAACGCTGTCAAGCACGGTCTGAGGAGAAAATATCTCCCTGAGGGCATATCTGACTTGATAGATGAAGTTGAGACCATGACCCCGATTGACATACTCTGGGAAAATATCACGCTGACCTATGCTAATCTATTGCATGCTCAGCGTATTTTATTTGTCCAGGATATAGAGGACAATACAAAACTTGTCACAAGTACAGGAAAGGCTGGTACAGGCTACGAACATCACACAGCATGGGATAAGCAAGGCAAGGCTCTAGCAGCAATAGCAAGGGCACAGTCAGAACTGAAAAGCATGATTAAGACCTATGATGAGTTGACACGGTCACCGCTTACCACAGAGGAGCAGCGCTTGAGAATTGATAACCTCAAGGCACAACTTGGGTCTGATGATGAGGATGACACAGTCATTACTGGATTTACATTTGATAGGAGTGAGTACAATGGCGATACTGAACCTAGCAAAGCTGATTAACCCAGTATTTGATGAAGTGCTCTATACGCTCAAGAGTCATATAGTGCTAAAGGGTGGCCGTGCCTCTACTAAGTCCTCTGTGGTGTCTATTGACCTAGTAAACGACTTTATCAGTGACCCTCTGGGTAATGTGGTAGTCCTACGGAAAGTGGGGAAGTATCTTAGAATGTCTGTCTACGAGCAGATAAGATGGGCGATTTATGAGATGGGGCTAGCCAATCAGTTCAAGTTTGGTAAGTCACCGCTACAAATCACTCACAAAAAGACAGGAACAGCTTTCTACTTCTACGGCGTAGATGACCCAATGAAACTCAAATCACAGAAGATAGCCAAAGGGTATGTCATGTCTGTATGGTTTGAGGAACTTGCAGAGTTTGCAGGTCGTGAGGACATTGATATAGTTGAGGATACCTTTATCCGTCAAGAGTTGCCAAATGGCAAACAGGTCAAGGTTTATTTTACATACAACCCGCCTAGAAACCCCTATGACTGGATAAATGGCTGGGTGGCTGAGAAAGCTAGTGACCCAACGTATTTAATACATCACAGCACCTACCTTGATGATAAGTTAGGCTTTTTGTCTAGGCAGATGAAAGAGAAGATAGAGCGGTACAAGGAGACTGACCCTGACTACTATCGCTGGATGTACCTAGGAGAAGTTATAGGTCTTGGTAATCATGTTTATAACATGAACTATTTTAAACCACTTGAGAGCCTCCCTAATGATGACAAGGTGATAGGTATATCATTTGCTTTAGATACTGGACACCAGCAATCGGCTACAGCCTGTGGAGCTTATGGATTGACTGCCAAGGGTAATGTTATCTTGCTTGATACTTTCTACTATTCACCAGCTGGCAAGACGATTAAAAAGGCACCCAGTGAGCTCTCAGTAATGATACATGACTTTATTGATAAGGTCATGAAGACTTACAGAGTGCCAAAGCTCAAGATGACTATTGATAGTGCTGAGGGTGCTTTGAGAAATCAATACTTTAAGGACTATGGCGAACGCTGGCACCCAGTAGCCAAAAAGAAAAATCAGACCATGATTGACATGGTTATCAGCTTACTAGCTGAGGGACGCTTTTACTACCTTGACATTCCTGCTAACAAGGTCTTTGTTGAGGAGCATAAGATGTACCGCTATGATGACAAATCTCTTAACTCTGATGACCCCAAAGTTATCAAAGAAGATGACCATACGGTGGATGAGTTCAAGTATTTTGTCCTAGACAACGCTAGGGAGCTAGATTTGAAAGCCTAAAGGAGCTAACCAATGGGAATAGTACAAACTATCAAGAATTTCTTTACAAGGAGTAAGTATGTGATGACTACACAAAACTTAACAAGCATAACAGACCACCCTAAGATAGCGGTGTCTGGTGATGAGTATGACCGTATTAGGGAAAACCTCAAGTATTTTGCGGGGCGTTATCCACAGATTGAGTACAAGGACAGCAACGGAACTAAGAAAAAGCGTGACTTTAACCATCTACCAGTAGGTAGGACAGCCGCTAAGAAGATTGCAAGTCTTGTATTCAATGAACAGGCTGAAATTAAGTTAGATGATGAAAGAGCTGACGCTTTTATCCAAGACCAGTTACAAAATGACCGCTTTATCAAAAACTTTGAGCGATACCTTGAGAGTTGCTTAGCTCTTGGTGGTTTGGCCATGCGTCCGTACGTTGATAAAGACAAGGTAAGGGTGTCATTCATTCAAGCGCCTGTCTTCTTACCTCTCCAGTCAAACACTCAAGATGTTTCTAGTGCTGCAATTATCACAAAGACAATCAAGTCTGAGGGGCAGAAAAACAAGTATTACACGCTAATTGAGTTGCATGAATGGGGCAAAGATGACAAGTATACCGTGACTAACGAGCTATACAAGTCTGATAATCAGAATATTGTAGGGGCTAGAGTTCCACTTGCTGAACTCTATGAGGATTTGGAAGAAGTAGCTGAGCTTAACGGTTTGAGCCGTCAGATATTTACTTACTTGAAGACTCCTGGAATGAATAACAAGGATATTAACAGTCCACTTGGTCTGTCTATCTTTGATAACGCTAAGACTACTATTGATTTTCTCAACACCACCTATGATGAGTTCATGTGGGAGGTCAAGATGGGTCAGCGCAGGGTAGCAGTACCTACTCAGATGATTAAGACAGAGTACAACACAGATGGTGAAAAGGTTACTGTCAAGCGTGAGTTTGAAAGTGGTCAGAATGTCTATGAACAGTTTGACAGTGGAGACATGGACAAAGGTATAGGTATCACAGACCTTACTACACCCATCCGCTCTGATGACTATATCAAGGCTATCAATGAGGGGCTAGCTCTCTTTGAAATGCAGATAGGAGTCTCAGCTGGTATGTTTACTTTTGACGGTAAGAGCATGAAGACAGCAACTGAGATTGTCTCTGAAAACTCAGACACTTATCAAATGCGTAACAGTATTGTCAGTCTAGTTGAGCAATCACTGAAAGAGCTGATTATCTCCATGTTAGAACTTGGTAAAGCTTATCAGCTTTACAATGGCAACATTCCAGATATGGACGCTATCAGCATTAACCTTGATGACGGTGTCTTTACTGACCGAAATGCTGAGCTTGACTACTGGATTAAGGTAGTAAATGCTGGTTTTGGTACAGATGTCATGGCCATTGAGAAAGTACTCAATGTAACGCCTGAGAAAGCCAAAGAAATCAAAGCTGAAATCACTGGAAATGCTATTGTTGAGGCAAGTGGAGAGCGTAGCCCTGATGATATAGGAGTATATGGAGAGTAATTAGATGGCTGATGACAAGAAGAAACCTATCAAACTAAATGATGAGCAGCTAATGCTTGACGCTAGTCAGGTTGCAGACATCTATCATCAGCTAACCATAGAACTCTTTGACCAAGTGATAGACCGTATCAAAGAGCGTGGCTCTGCTAGTCTTGATGATAACCCCTATATTTGGCAACTTGAGAAGATGAACGAGATGGGGCTACTAAATGATGACAACCTCAAGCTAATCTCTGACCGTTCAGGAATTGCAGAAGAACAGCTTAGGCATGTTATCCAAAATGAGGGTTACCAAATCTACAAAAACACCAAACAACAACTTTTAGAGGCTACTGGTGGCGGTGGTTTTGTGGCTAACTCACTCATTCAGACCAATCTAGCAGCCTATGTCAATCAGACAATGGGAGACATAAACAACCTTATCAATACCACGCTACCCAAAAGCGTGATGGGGACTTATCAGTCCATTATTGAGGAGGCTACGGCAAAGGTTGTCACAGGTCTAGCAACATCAGACAAGGCTATTTCAGATACTGTCATGAAATGGGCTAAAAAGGGCTTTTATGGCTTTACAGATAGCCAAGGAAAGCACTGGAAAGCTGACACCTATGCTAGGCAGGTTATCAAGTCTACGGCTTGGCGTGTCTATCGTGAGGTTAGAATGGCTCCAGCTGAGGAAATGGGTATAGACACCTTTTACTACTCCAAGAAATCCACAGCTAGAGAGATGTGTGCACCTCTACAACATCAGATAGTCACTACTGGCGTTGCTAGAACTGAAAAAGGTGAGCGTATCCTTGCTTTATCAGACTACGGCTATGGCACGGCTGGCGGTTGCTTGGGTATTAACTGCACTCATGAAATCACGCCTTTTGTTGTCGGTGCTAACTATAAACCTGAGCTTGGAGATGATGTCAAAGACTTAACACCTGAGCAAGCTATCGAAAATGCCAACGTACAGGCTAAGCAGAGAGCTTTAGAACGCTCTATAAGACAGTCCAAGGAGTTTCTGCATGTGGCAGAGAAATTAGGAGACCAGGAGCTAGTAGATAAGTACAGGAACAAGGTGCGGATACAACAGGGAGCTATGAGAGACTATCTCAAACAGCATCCATTCCTACACCGTGACTATACTAGGGAGAAATACTACTATAATGATGACGCAGTTAAAAAATTGTATAAAACCATTGACAAACGATCTAAAAAAGAGTATTCTGAAATACTACAAAATTTGGGAAATAAAGCTCCTAAGTCTTATAGTGATTTCCAGTCATTAAGTAGTTCTGAGAAAAAGTCACTGAGACATGATAATAGGATTGTCAGTTACTTTAAAGGTGACATACAAGAAAAGCTATCAGAAAAGCAGAAACAACAAGCGGTAGAGTCTTACTTTAATTTTAAAAAGAGCGGTATAACGTTTGGTGACCATGCGATAGCACGCTACGTAGAACGTATGAGACGCAAAGATGGTACTTTTACATACAACTACGACACCATAAAAACAGCCTTTTTTCTACCTCCTAACTATGTATCAGAGCAGAATGGCAGATATGCTAGATATTACAATGGTATTCTATACATCACAGAGCCTGATACAGATATTGTAGTAACCATGATGAAACGTAAAAAACTGAAAGGATTTAAGCCATTATGAAATACAGTCAACAAGTCTTAGATATGCTAGAGCAGGCAGTCAACGGTAAGATTGATAACTTTTGGGATTTTTCCTTTGAGTTTAATGCTTTTTTTGGAGAAGATGAGGCCTTTGCTGACGCTTGGGATAATGAGAACCATGAAATGTTTAACACTCTCAATGATGTTGAGTTGATGATGTTCTTAGAAGAGCATGACCCAAGTGATAAACAAGGCTTTATTAACTTCCTCAAGCCTTACTACGATAAGGCGAAACAATTAGTAAAACTTAGCGCTTAGTTCAATCTATGCGCTTTTATTATGCCCAAAAACAGGAGGAAAACATGAATAAACGCACCAAGAAAAAACGAAAATTGGAAACAGCAATTGTGATGCTTATCGCAGAGAATGCCATGCAAGCAGAAGCTCTTAGAAATCAAAACAAACAAATTACAGAGCTGAGAGCGATTATGCAACAAAACGCCCAAGCTACAAATAACGAGCTTACAACAGTTAAAGGCTTAGTTTATGGTAATCAAGCAGCTATTACAAACATTGCAATTGATGTTAACTACATCAAGAAAAATTATAAGCGCAAATGGGGACAACTCAGAAACTTATGTAGATGTTTACACTAAAGTTTCTAACAAGGTAATCGAAGATTAGGAGGTGGTCACTCATCTTGACTAGTAGGAACAGACTACTTAACACCGTTTGGAAGTCCAAGCGGTTTTTATTTTGCCCTGGATATGGCGTAAAAGTGTCTGTATCTCAGTCCCTCGTGACGTAAAACAAAGGAGTTAAGGTATGAGCCTTAAACGTGAGATGTTGGTTGCCGCAGGTATCACAGATAACAGTGTGCTGGATAATATCATGCAAGCGTACGGTGCAGGTATTGAAAACGCAAAAGCACAGGCTAAGTCAGAGTTACAGGCAGAAAACGACACCTTGAAACAACAGCTTGGGCAACAAAACCAAGCTATCAAGGATTTACAGGAAAAAGAGGGAGCAAGCGAGGAAAGCAAGCAACAACTGGCAGACCTACAAGCCCAATTTGACCAGTACAAGACTGATAGTGAGGCACAGCTTGCTCAGGTTACTAAAACTAACGCTGTAGCCCTTGCCTTGAAAGATGTGGGAGCTTACAACTCTGAGGACTTGATGAAGTTTATTGACCTAGACAAGATTGAACTAGGCGAAGACGGAAAACCTCTCTTAGAGGACACAATCAACAGCCTCAAGGAAACTAGCCCTTACTTATTCCAAGGCGAAGATAAGCAGCCTAACCCTAACATCTCTGTACCAGGTAACCCAGCGGCTGACAATGGGGACAACTTGAGTGCAGAGGACAAAGCCCTTTTTGCCGGCTTTGACAGCGTATAAAACCAAAAAAAGAAAAGAGGTAATTTTACATGGTAGTAAACTACGCAGCTAAATTTGATAACAAGGTTGATGAACGTTTTGCTAAAGAAGCTCTCTCTACTGGTATCATCAACCAAGATTTTGATTTCACAGGCGTTGACACGGTCAAGGTCTACTCAGTTCCAACATCTAAGATGAACGACTACACCACAAGCGGTGTCAATCGTTACGGCACAGCTGAGGAGCTTGGTAACACCGTTCAAACTATGGTACTCAAGAAAGACCGTTCTTTCACTTTCACCATTGATAAAAAATCAGAGCAAGACACTAACGGTGTCATGGAGGCTGGTAAAGCTCTTGCACGCCAACTGTCAGAGGTTGTTATCCCTGAGGTGGATACCTACCGCTTTGCGACAATCGTAGCAGGCGCTGACCCTGACCATATCACAACAGCAGCCGTGACCAAAGACAACGCCTATGAGGCAGTCCTTGACGGTCAAGTTAAGCTCACAGACGCTTTTATCCCAACTGCTGGGCGTGTCTTGCATGTATCGCCTAAGTTCTACAAACTTATTAAACTTGACCCAACCTTCGTAAAGAACTCTGACCTTGGTCAAGAAATCACTATCAAAGGTCAAGTAGGTATGATTGACGGCTTGCCAGTTGTTTTGACACCTACATCGCGCTTGCCAGAAAATGTAGAGTTTGTCATTGCTCACCCAGTGGCTACTACATCTCCTGTTAAGTTGGAAGACTACAAAATCCACGATAACCCACCAGGAATTAACGGCAAACTTGTTGAGGGTCGTATCCGTTATGACGCTTTTGTCCTTGACAACAAGAAAAAAGCTATCTACGTTCACAAATCAGCGTAAAAGGGGGCTAAATAATGGCTAAGAAGAAAACTGAGGAAACCACAGAGGAAGTGGTGGAAAAGCAAGAAACAACTGAGGAAACCACAGAGGAAGTGGTGGAAACAGTTTCTGTCAAAAAGTCAGTTACTTTGACCAAGGGCGGGGTGTCTTTCACCCTCTCTGACCCTATCATGATTTCAGCCTTTGAAAATCAAGGCTACGAAGTGGAGGAATAACAAAAAATGGCAAAATTCAAAGCAACATCAAACGTGGTCTTTGTCGTTGACGGCAAAGAGACGGTCTTTGATGAAAATGTTGAGTACGACATGAAAGTAAAGACGGCTGAGGAGCTAAACGCTAAGGGTCAACTCACTCACCCTGAACTCAGCCCATTCTTTGAACGTGTTGACAAGGAAGAAAAAGCAGCAAAGGCGGATAAGTAAACACCGCCTTTTTTAATTGGAGGTGGTTACTATCGCTTATTTAACCAAAGATGAATTTACTAAGGATTTTGGATTTGATGAAGTCAATGACTTTGAAAAACTACTAAAAAGGGCGGAGGTGTCTATCAACCTCTTTCTTAACGGTTTTTACGATTTTGTAGACTTTGAGAAAGAGATTGAGCACAGAAAGCAAGCTGTCAAGATGGCTACTGCTTTCCAAGTGGCTTATTTGGACGCTAGCTGTATTATGACGGCTGATGACAAACAGTCACTAGCCAGCGTATCGCTCGGGCGTACCTCTGTGAGTTACAAGGACACCTCTAAAACCTCTTTAGAGAGTGCTAGGTATAATTTATCACTTGACGCTCTGAACGTTCTGAAAGGGGCGGGATTTGGTTACAGAGGGGTAGGTTATGACAGGCATTGATAAACGGTTATTGGTCGATACTGTGACCATTAAAAAAACCACAGGAGAAAAAGACGCATGGGGTAAAGTTGTGTTAGAGAGCCCAGTCACGCTTAGTCCTGTTAGGTTTGATAGGCAGTATCAAGTACAAGGCACTCAGAACAACCGTAAAGAGGCTAAACCTAGCCTTTTGTTTGTTTATCCCCAATTTTGCCCAGTAGAGCTAGATGAGACTTTTGAGAATGCCATAATCAATGACGGACGCAGGGAGTACAGGGTTACTGCCATTACTCCTGTCAGCTATCCACATAATCAAAAAATCTTTTGCTATGAGGTGGACTGTATCTAATGGGAACTAGCGTATCTGTCAAGATTGACCTAAAAGGCATTGAGAAAAAAGTATCATCAACAGCCTTGGCTAAAGGTAAGCTAGCTATTGCTAGTCAGATGAAAATGGACAGCACGCCATTTATCCCACGCAAAAATGGAGAGCTCAGTGGAAGTGCCCAAGTTTCAAAAGACGGTATCCGCTACCCTGGACCGTATGCAAGAGCTCAGTTTTACGGCTCTAGCTACAACAAACACAGGAGCTTTACCTTTAAGCGTTACACAACCCCTGGAACTGGTAAGCGTTGGGACTTAAAAGCCTCAGCACTCCACATTAAGGACTGGGGCAAGGTTGGTCTGAGAGCAATGGGAGTTAAAGCATGAACAACAACGATTTTTCAGAAGTCCTTAGAGATTTCATCAACACACTAAGTCTCCCTCTGACTTGTAGGCTTGATTACTTGTCAGAGGTTGAGGGCTTAGTCCTATATCCTTTACCTGGTGGCAAGGTTGAAAAAGAGTACATGAACGGTAAGCAGGATATTAGCCTTGTTTTTGAGGTGGCAATCAAAACGACTGACCACCAAAAAACAAGCTCTATTCTGTGGGCTATCAACAGTGCTCTTGCTGATTTCAACCTTGAACTACCTAGTCAAAACAATTCATATCAATTCAGAGGCCTTGAAGTCTCACAGCCATTCTTAAATGACCGTGATGACCAGGGCTTTTATGTTTATATGCTGGACATCACAGCACAACTTGAAACAAATGGAGGAAGATAAATGCCAAAAATGAAAAATGCCCTACGCAAGCATTACGTAGCACCTTGGACATCGAACAAAGCAGAGCCAAGTTCCGAAGATTGGAAATGGCTCGCGGACGGTGTTACAACAGCAGATATTGAAAATGACGAAGAAACAGATGATACGGCTTACTACGATGGTGACGGATCTAAAAAAACCACAGTAGTATCAGTTAAACATGGCTATTCTTTTGAAGGAGACTACATCCGCGAAGATGAAGCACAGAAAATCATTGCCGATATGCGCTTTAAAGTAGGCGATGGTCGAAATGTGTGGTTCAAGGTAGTTGAGTCAGATGGAAAGACCCAGTATGTAGGGCTTGCTACAGTATCTGACATTGAAATTGGGGGCGGAGAAGCTTCTGATTTCGAGGGATTCAAAGCGACAATTAGCTGGGACTCAGCACCGAAACAGTCCGCTGTAGTTGGTGGTTAAGATAACTTGGGGGAGTGTTGATGCTCCCCTTTTATTTTTTGATTAATAGGAGAAGAACAAAATGGTAGTAATTAAAAAGCGTAGTAATGTCATTCCTGTAGATTTTGGAGAATTTCAGCTTGAGTTTGCAGCCAACGATAAGAATATCCTGAATATGGAGGCAGTAGGTAAAAAACTCCAAGAGGAGGGGCAAAGAGTTTCTGAGATTGGAGATGAAAAAGCCTTTGAGGCACTACATGATATGGTAAAAGCATCTTGGGTAGACCTCTTTGACGAAGAAGCCTATGAGAAAGTCTATGCCTTCTCTGAGGAGACGACTACTGACGCTATGGCTTATTTACTTGAAGCTATCTCAGGAGTTGTAAAAGAATGGACACAACGTAACAACGGTGACGCTCTCAAGAAGTATCTAGGTGACTAATATGCTGGATTTATCAAGGAAATTGACAGATGAGTTAGTCCTTGGTGATGATGTGTACCCTATGAATATAGCTTTTAACAAGGTTTTGAAAGTCGTGGAGCTTATCAATGATGATGAGTTTGACGACATCTACAAGCCTTATCTAGCTATTCAGATGTTTACTTGTGTTGACTTTACAGAGGCTTTGACACCTGAGCAAGCAACAGCAATCTTTAAGCTGATTTTTGAGGAGCACATCAGAATTATTCCAGTAAAAGACAATGCACCTGTACTAGACCTAGCAGGCAATCCAATCAAGAGCAAGATACGCTCTCAAAGTCAGTCAGAAGACGGAGAGCGCCTGTTTAGTTTGAAGTATGACGCTGAGTACATCTATTCATCGTTCATGCAGGCTTACGGTATTGATTTGATTGACGCTCAGAACACGCTGCATTGGAAGAAATTCAATGCCCTACTCAATGGGCTACCTAGTGATACTAAGTTTGCTGAGGTTCTCAAAATACGCTCTTACAAGCCACAAAAAGGCGACAGTAAGAAGTACAAGGAGAGCATGAAACGGCTAAAAAAAGAGTATGCACTACCCAAAGATTTTGACTACTAATCAGGAAAGGAGAGAAAACTATGGCAGATGGTTCAGTTACTATTAAGGTTGACCTAGACGTCTCTAGCGCCCAATCAGGCGTTAGCAAACTTAAAACCTTGTTAGGTGGACTAGAAAGCACAGGCTCAAAAGTTGGGTCTGTTTTTAAGTCAGTTCTAGGAGCTAACCTGATTAGTTCTGCTCTCACTACTGGTATTGGAGTTGTCACTGGTGGTATCCGTGAAATGGCTGGAGAACTGAACAGCTCACAAAAGGCATGGAAGACCTTTGAGGGTAACCTACAAGCCTTTGGGCGTTCTCCCGAGGTCATCAAGGCAGCTAAGACTGAAATGCAAGACTTTGCCACCAAGACCATTTACTCAGCCTCTGATATGGCTAGTACTTACTCTCAACTTGATGCTGTAGGAACTAAAAATGTTGGTAGCTTGGTTAAGGCTTTTGGTGGACTTGCAGCCTCAGCAGAAAATCCAGCCCAAGCCATGAAATCTTTATCTACTCAGGCGACACAAATGGCAAGTAAGCCTAAGGTTGCCTGGATGGACTTTAAGATTATGATGGAACAAGCGCCCGCTGGTATGGCGGCAGTTGCCAAAGAGATGGGCATGTCTACGGCTGAACTGGTTTCAGCGGTTCAAGATGGTAAAGTCAAGACAGAAGATTTCTTTGACGCTATGAACCGTGCAGGTAACTCTGACGCTTTCCAAAAAATGGCTACTGAGTTCAAGACAGTTGACCAGGCAATAGATGGAGCAAAGGAGAGCCTAGCTAATAAGCTAATGCCTATGTTTGAACATCTCAACAAGTTTGGTATTAAGGTGGTCAATGCCCTATCAGACGCTTTGGAAAGCATAGATTTTGGCGGAATGGCTGACGGCCTAGGTAAATTCCTTGAGAGTATCAATTTAGAGGGTATTGTAGCTAAAGTTAGCGGTACTATCTCAAGCCTAGTGGGTAAGGTTAAGACCTTTTGGACTGCCTTTGCCAACACAGGAGCAGTATCTGCCTTTATTGGGGCTATTCAGAGTATCGCGGGAGCTATCGGTCACGTTTGGGAAAGTCTAACCGCCTCAAGCGTGCTGAACACTCTTGCTAGTGTCCTAGGCAACGTGGTCAAGTGGCTTTCACAGGCTGCAACCGTAGCAGCTAACTTTATCAGCTCACTACCTGCTGGAGCAATCCAGGCGATAGTGGGCGGTTTGGTTGGTTTAGTTGCTGGTTTCAAAGCCTTTAACTTTCTGAAATCCTTTAACCCATTCAGTCTATTCAAGAAAGGTGCAGAGGAAGCTGTAGACGTAGCTACAAACAGTGTTAAACGCTCAAAAAGTACCATTACTCAACTATTCAATGGACTGTCAAATGTCATTAAGTCACTAGGGACAGCTATAAAAGCTGCCGCAACTGGAATAGGTCAAGGGTTAAAAGCGGCACTATCAGGACTTGCTCCTGTTATCCGTGCCTTTGGCGCAGCCTTAAAAACAGCAGGAGTTGCAAATATTCTCGCCTTTGGTGGTGCTATTGCTATTGCAGCGGTTGGGATTGGTGCAGGAGTTGCAATTATAGCGGCTGGTTTTGCACTTTTGGCAACACAGAGCCAAGGCGTTTCAACTATCTTACAGGCGGTTGGTAGCGTCATTGTCAGCGTAGGAACAGCTATAGGTACAATCCTTAACTTAGCACTCCAAGGCTTGGCTAATGCTCTTGTCATTGTGGCACCAGTACTACCTACCATTGCCTCGGCTTTTGCTCAACTGTCACCGCTCATCACAGCGGCTGGCTCTGCAATCGCTACGGTAATCAACTCCTTTAGTAGCCTTGCCCCTGTAATAACCGCCCTAGGTTCTGCCCTAAGTCAGGTCATAGCGTCGATAAGCTCAGGAATAGCCCAAATTGCTACGGCAGTGACCCCTATTGTTGAGATTATTTCTAGCGCCTTTGTCCAAGTTGTAACCGTGGTATCTCAGGCAATCGTCCAAATCATTCAGGCACTAGCTCCATTCATTCCAGCTATTTCAGCAATGGTTCAGGCGGTCGCTCCTGTACTCCAATCCCTAGTAGAGGCGTTTAATAACCTCATCAGTCAAATCAGCCCGATCATTGATAGCTTGACCCAGCTATTCCAAACTTTTGGAGAGCAGGTCAGCTCAATTTTAGAAAGTGCTGGTAGCGTGGTAGAGAGTTTTGGCTCTGCTATCCGAAGTGTACTTGACGGGGTTGCTGGCATTTTTGAAAGTATGGGTAATGCGGCTAAGAACGCTGGTCAAGGCGTTAAGTTGATGGCTCAAGGTGTTAAAATGCTGGTAGACCTAAGGCTTGGAGATTTGGTAGGAACTTTAGCAGCCGTAGCAACTGGATTAGGGGCTGTTGCTAATTCAGGTATCGCCTCAGCCGGTCCAGGTTTGCAACAAGCAGGAAATGGCTTGAGACTTATAGCTATATCAGCTCAAACAGCTAGCTTAGCTATGCAAGCCTTACCTAGTGTTTTTAGCACGCTTAACTCAAGTATTGGTACACTACCTAGCGTAATGACTACAGCCAGTTCAGCTATGACTACCTTTGCAAGTGCCACTATTTCCTCTTTTGCAGGTTTAGTAGGTTCAACAGCTAGTATTTCAGCGTTACAAAGTCGAATTACAGCCTTGTCAATCTCAATGCTTATGGCTCAAGTTGGAGCCTCAACAATGTCAGCAGGTTTTTCATCAGTTTCATCAGTGCTTGGAATGCTTGGAGGAGTTCTAGGAGCAATAACTGGACAATTTACAGCAATAACTGCAGCGGCTATGATAGCTAGAACATCAATCATGCAACTAGCTACCTCAGTTCCTTTGGTTGCCTCAGGTTTTGCTAATATTTCAAGTGCTGCTACCTCAGCAATGAGTCAGCTTAACTTAGCTGTACGTTCAGCTATGGCACAAGCAGTAGCAACTATGACATCAAGCATGGCTCAAATGGTATCCGTGGTTCGTTCATCAGCCAGTCAGATGACACAAGCAGGACAACAAGCTGGGCGTGGAGTATCAGACGGTGTTACTAATGGTATACGTAGTGGAATTGGTTCAGCAACAGCTGCTATGTCAGCTATGGTAAATGCTATCCGCTCTACTGGGATGGCTGGTGCTAGTGCTATGCGTGGAGTTGGTGCAATGATTGGCCAAGGTTTGGCTCAAGGTATGTATTCAGCGCTGGGAGCAGTTACAGCTGCAGCTAATGCACTAGTTGCCCAAGCTGAGAGAGCAGCACAAGCTAAGGCTAAAATTCACTCACCGTCTCGACTCTTTAGGGACAATGTAGGCCGTTACATCGCCCAAGGTATTGCTGTAGGTATTGAGAAAAATACTTCTGATGTGACTGATAGCTTAGCGTATGTTCAGAAAGAGATGTCAGCCTTTAAATTTGAAGCCGAGGAGTTACTAGGCGTTGGTAATAGTAAGTTTACTAAGGTTGTTCAAATCAAAACAGAAATAGCACAAGCTGTTAAAGCAAAAGTTGAGATTACTAAACATAAATCAGATGAACTGATGAGCAAGGCACTTGATGTTGCTAAGAAAGCAACAGAACAACCTGTACATATTGATGTAAGTGGTGAAACAATTGCTACTGCATCAAAAAAAGAGACTTATAAAGTCCAAAAAGAAATGAAAGAGAATATAGATAGAATTGAGGGGCTATTTGATGAGTGAGTTAACAGTTAAATTTAATAGCATTGATTTGTCGAAACTGTTTAGGGTTATTGATATTGATAGAGCTGACCAGAATGAGATTGTTCTCACTGTAAAAATGAGGACATCAGATAGTCGCAGTATGCAACAAAACAAGCGAGAACTTCGCAAAATTTTGATGACAGATAGCTATTGTGAGCTCATCTTTAGTGATGAGCCTGAGCTATTCTATTATGCAAAAGTTGTTAGTCCATTTGATGAGTCTAATGGGATTTCTTGGTTTCAAGAGGTTACGATTAAATTTAAAACACTTGATGGCTATGCTTATAGCACAAGTTATGAGTATATACCAGATGACAAGATAACATCTGCTAACAATGTCATAATAATTGATTTTGATAATCAAGGTACTGCCACAGCTCTACCTATTATTGAGATGTTAAATACTGCAGAGAATGGATTTGTAGGGATTGCAAGAAATAATAGTAGTCTTGAAATTGGAAATGTTGAAGAGGTTGATACAGAACCGGTTCAGAAATCTGAAATAATGCATAACTTTCAGCAGTGGAAAACAAAAGAAATGTTAGAGGCAGGTGTACAAGGTGCAGGTGTTGCAAATGATAAATCACAATCACTGACGGGCGAAATTGGACTTATCAAAAGACCTATTGGTGGAGGCGGACTCGTAGATTGGTTATTTTTAACCAATCCTGGAGATACAAAAGGTCAGGTATTAAGCGGGCAATCACTAACATTAAGTGCAAAAGCTGACTCAAATGGTGAGGTAGGAACACTTTATGATTTCATTTATTGGAGGCAATTATTTCATACGTCAGCATTAACTCAGCAGTCAGCAATTAAGGTCTGTGTGTCAGATGCATCAGGAAATTTTTTATATGGATGCGAAACCATAAAAAGATCCAACTCAAATATGGCAGAATTTAATTGTATGATAGGCAACCCCAATACCCCTTTAGGTTATGATTTTGTTAAACGCTCAACTTTTCAGGCAAATCATATCTTGAGCCAAAATCCATTTATGAATACAAATGGTAATATGTCGATGTCTAGAAATAATGATGTCATTACATTTTTTGACAGAGGTTATCACAAAAGGCAGTCTGATTATTTAAAAGGGAAAAAGAGTGCAAAAGTACATATTTTCTTACTTAAATATGCTGGTAAAAATCAGGTTGCTGACATGTGTGTTGGAAATTTCTACTGGCAAAAGCATCATGTTCCTGGTATCTATGACATTCCTAATAGATATCCCATTTATACTCAAACTATCTTTAACAACGAAATAGGCAAAGTTACCGTCAATGGGATGCCTGAGCAAACTGTATTAGGTTCAGAATATATTAAATTGCCACCAGGTAAATCAACAATAAAGATACATTTTTCTAGCTTTATAGCATCATTGCCATCAATAAAAGTCAAGTATAGAAAGAGGTTTGGGTAGTGCAGATTACATTTTATGACAAAAATATGTTTGAAACTGCGGTTGCAGACAATGCATTGTTAAATGCTATTAAAATAAAAAAAGCATCCCTAACCTCATTATTTGAGGAGGCAACTCACCAAGTTGAATTTGAATTTTCAAAAGAGTTTGGTGAGTGGTGGGGTATCAGGGAAAATGGCTATCTAGCTTTTAAATTTAGAGGAAGATTTTTTAGATTTTCGATTGTTAAGTTCAAAGAGAACGCTAAAAATAAGACAATTGAAATTGTTGGTGACTATTTTAACTTGGAGATGTTAAATGAAAATTGCTCTACTTATGAGAAACAACCAGCTAGAACAATTGTGCAACACTTTACCGCAATGGAGATTTTGCCTTATGCCAATTTTGAAATTGGAGTAAATGAACTGGCAAGTAGCACAAGAACTTTGACATATACAGGTGATGAGGTCAAATATAAAAGGCTCATATCGATCATTAATAACTTTGGTGGCGAATGTGAGTTTGAAATTAGGCAGAAAGCAAATGGTCAATTTGACAAGCTTGTGCTCAATATTTATAGAGCAAATGATGGTATTAATTACCAAGGTGTTGGACGAAATAGACGAGATTTTGAAATAACTATTGACAATTCAAATGATGTTAGCCGAACAGTTGACTCAACAGCAATCAAGACATCAATAGAGCCTATTGGAAGGGATGGTTTAAGAATTGGTAATAGAGGTACAATTTGGAAGAATAGTGAAGGGCAAGTTGAATTTTATCAAAAAAATAATAGAATTTATGCCCCACTGGCTGCCGAAGAAATGCCAAGGGTTTTAGAGTCTGATAAGTTTTTACTTTGGAAATTACAAGTTGATACTGATACTATACCAAAACTAGAAGCCGAAGGGCTAAAATGGCTCAGAAATGTTTGTTATGCAAAAGAAATCATTGAAGTCTCAGGCTCATTTGATGTAGAAGTTGGCGACACAGTCATACTTAATCACAAAGGTATAGGAAGATACGGCATATTGGGTTCACTTAGAGTTATGAAAGTTACTTGGGATTTACTAACAGAAACAAGCGAAGTAACATTTGCTAACTTTAAACGTTTAGCATCTAAGATTTCTGCTCAGGGTCTAGCTTTGCAAAATAGCATCGAAAGTCCAGCGAGCTATGATATTACATTTAACACAACAGCTGGAACTGTGTTTAAAAATAATACAGGCTCATCAAATGTATCGTTTAATTTCAGCAAAAATGGAGCCCAGACGGCCGTTTTAGGTCAAAGATGGTATAAAGGAACCCAACTGTTATCAAATGGCTTAGAAGTGATGATAAAGCCTAATATGCTTACTGAGGGAAAACTCAATTTGAGGCTTGAGGTTGATGTCACATCTGCAATTACATTTAGCAAAGAATTAACTTTTATCAATGTAAATGATGGTGTTAATGGCTCTGACGGTCGTGGTATCACATCGACAGAAGATTATTACATGGTTTCAGCTAACAAGATGGATATCACATCTGCAACATCTGGATGGATTAAAGATATACCTCAAATTGCAACTCCTGCAAATAAATATCATTGGCACTATCATGTTGATGTTTATACAGATGGAACAAGAAAAGAAACAGTACCAGCAATTATTGGTATTTATGGTTCAAAGGGTTCTGATGGTGCTACATCATGGACAGCGTGGGCCAATTCGAAAGATGGAAAAGTTGACTTTAGTATTACTGAAGCTAAAAATAGAAGATTTATCGGTACTTATACTGGATTAACGCAATCAACAAATTATCTTGACTACAAGTGGATTGATATGTCTGCTAATGTTGTCATTGGTACTCAAAATTTACTTGATGGTACAAAATCATTTTCTGGAAGTTGGTTTACCGAAGGTACAATATTTGAGACTACAAAAATCAGCGAATATCCATTTGAATTTAAGAAATGGAAGTCTGGAAATAAGGTTAGTCACACTATCGAGTTTGATGTTAAAGCTGGTGTAACATACACTTTTACAGCTGCTATAGCAAGAGAAAATGCTGGAAGATTGTACTTCTATTTGTATGACTTGTTTGCAAACCATATCACAAGTAACACACCTCGTGAGACGATAATTGAAAATGTCACTACAGATATCCAGATGTTTAAAGTTACATTTGTACCGCTCAGAGACGGTAAAATAAAACCACGCTTTGCCATGCTTGCCAGTGATGCAGGTTGGTTTATGACTGGTGGATATATGCTTGTCAAAGGTAATAAATCTGGAGATTGGCAAGAGTCCGAAGTTGATAGAATAAACAATCTCGACACAAAAGCTGATCAAGAATTAACCCAAGCACAAATTCTAGCTCTTGAAGAAAGAACTGCTATAGCAAGAGAAAATGCAATTGCTGAGGCTATGCAGAATACACTCAGTGAAGTTGAAACTAAGTGGAAGCTTTGGTATGACTTAAATACGATAGACGAAAAGCAAAAAGTTGCAAACGACATCGCTCAATTGTTTGATCGTACAACTGAGTTTAAACAACTATTAGGTGAGGCAAGTGCAAGATTTAGCTTTATCAACAATGAAACGTTGATTGGTGAAGAGGGCGTTGCTATCGGTGACAAAGGCGGAAAAGCAAAGTTATTTCTATCAAATGACAGCATTTCATTTGTGACAAATGGTGTTGCTCAGATGACATTGACAGGTGATACCTTAACAATAAAAAATGGACTGTTTACAGAGCGTATACAAATTGGAAATTTTGTTGAAGAAGTCTATGACAGAAATCCATTATTTAATGTTATCAGAGCAATTAGAAATAGTTAGGAGGTGAGACATGGGAACTGCTACATATAGTAGGTCGTGGGGGAATAACCTGACACTTGAAATATTGTCTGCTTGGAATAAGCCAAATATCGCAAGTAATACAAGCACAGTCAATGTACAAGTTTTTTTAAAAATGTCTAGTTATGGCTATATTTCAATAGGTGAAACTAGACCTTTAAAAATAACAGTTGATGGTAGAGCTGAGACCATCAATGTTAATCCATCGATAAATTACGGACAGAGAAAACTATTATTTGCTAAAGATTACATTGTTAATCATAATTCAGATGGAAATAAACCACTATTCAATATTTCAGCATATTATCCAATAAACTTTAGCAATTATGGTGAAGCGACTGCAAATCAGTCTATCTCGCTACCTAAAATTAATAGACTTAGTGTATCAAGTGCTATTAGTGGTGTGCTAGGTAATGCAGTAACTATCACAATCAATAGATATTCAACGTCATTTACTCACAATTTGAAATATGATTTTAAGGGTAGTACAGGTACTATCGCAACTGGCGTTGGTACTAGCTATTTGTGGACTATACCGCCAACGTTTGCTAATTTACTGCCTAATGAATTAACTGGTACAGGTAATCTGATTGTTGAGACGATGGATGGATCAGCAAAGATTGGTGAGACAAAATATACTTTATCAATAACAATACCTAATACAGCTACTTATAAGCCAAAATTGTCAAGTATCACTCTATCTGATACAAATACTTTAACTAGTAGCATTGTTAGTGGAAACAATTTTGTTAGGATTATAAGTAAAGTTAAAGTTGATTTTGGCTCAGCTATTGGAAACAACGGTTCAACAATAACAAGTTATAATGCTGAAATTGTCGGGAAAAGTAACTCAATTATCGGTAATGGTAGCGTATTTGATAAATTGGACTTTTTTGGTTCAGCAACAATCAGAGCAACGGTAACTGATAGCAGAGGTCTAACATCAGAACCAGTTGACACAAAAATTAATGTCATTGATTATTTTTTACCAATTGTTACAAGTGCAAAAGTAGTCAGGTCTCAGCAAAATCCTGACATTTTACAAGTCTTGCCATTTGTTAAGATTGCACCAATTATAGTTGGTGGAATACAAAAAAACCAACTCAAAATGTCGGTATCTGTTGCACCATACAATACTGGTATCTATGCAGTTGATAGTGGCGCAGCTACAAATACCTGGTCAACAATTTCCCAAATGTCAGGCGCCCCTTTAAATCTTGGCGGCACTTATGACAAGTCAAAATCATGGCTTGTTAAGATTTCGGTGAGTGATAACCTAATGTCAGCAACACCAATAATACAACCAGTTGCAAGTGAGTTTGTACTTGTAACTAAAGCACCTTCTGGTGTTGCATTTGGGAAAATTTGGGAACATGGCATTATTGATGCCAAAGGCGATGTTTATGTTGACGGTACTATTTATTGTGGCGATAAGGCGATACAGCAAAAACCACTTGCTTTAAATAATGGTGGCTCTTTTAGACATGACGACACCGACCTAAATAGCTTGCAAGACACAGGTTTTTATTGTGTATTTAGAGGTGCTAATAGACCGGCTGGGGCAGGTCCTGGGTACGTAACAGTTGTAAGACATGAGACAGCAAACTATGCTTATCAACAATTTTACGACCGCACAAATAAAACTATATTTACGCGGTTGCTGGAAAACGGTGTTTGGAGCGGTTGGAGTGAGTATGTTAAAAAAGATAGCTTACAAACGACTGGCTGGATAACAATTGGCAACGGTTTTAAATATAAGCGGAAAGGTGATGACATAGACTTGATGTATAATTTTGCTTCTAATGGATTACAGAGATGGTCTGTTGGTAATATGCCATCTGGTTTAATACCTCAAGAGTTGATGTTTGCGATAACTGGATGGACACTTGCTCCAGACAAATCAATCCACTTACAAATCAATGCATCGGGATTGATTGAGTGTATAAATCCTGGCGCTTACTCAAATACTTACAGAGGTGTCGTGCACTGGTCAATATAACAGTCAATATAACAAAGGAGACGATATGTTTACAATTAACACAAAATTCCCACAAGTTCTTGAGGATAAAAGTATTATGGGAGTGACTGCAATTGTGTCAGTTGATTTACCACACGTGAAAGGTAACTTAACTTTTGATTTACCACCTGAGTCTGAAAATAAATCTTTTGCAGAAACGCTTGAAAAGTGTGAGCAGATATTTTACGACGAAAAGTATAAAGATAAAGCTCAGTCTGAAAAAATGACTGAACTAAGTACATCAACATCAACAGGCACACAAACACTTATCAATCTGATAAGTACGCTTTACGCAAAAGAGGTTTTAAAAGATGAAGATCTTATTGCTATTGGTTAGAATTTTTTTACAGGAAGAAGGGATAGATATGATGATTAAATTATTTGCGATTGACTTATATTATGGACGTATGGCTTGGTCAAGTTTTGTTAAAAAGGGATTTTCAGAGTTTATTAATAACAAAACAAAAGAGCAACTTGCAATTATGTGCGATGAAGAATTACTTGCTGAAATTTTAGCAAGTTAGTGAGGTAGTCGGATGACAGTAGAACAAGCAGAAAGAATCGCTCAATCACAATTTGTGTGGGCTATTCTCTTTATCTTGCTTTTTATGATTGTGGTTGGTTATCTGGTGCGAACGTCTGATAAGCGTGAGAAAAAGCTAATGGATTTCCATGACCAATCAAAATCAGAATCTAACAAACGTGAAGAGTGGCTCAAAGGTCACTTAGATAAAAATACAGAACAGTTACAGGACATTTCTCAGACCATTGGTGTTGTCCAAAAGGAGATGTCTTATATGAGTGACCGCATTGGTCGTCTAGAAAAAGAGGAGAAATAACATGATTAATTGGAAAGTAAGAATTAAAAACAAAGCATTTTGGTCAGCAATTATTCCAGCAATATTTTTAGTTGTACAAGCAGTTGCAAATGTTTTTGGTTATACACTTGAACTTAGTGATTTAGGTAATAAATTGTTAGTAGTTGTTAATAGTGTGTTTTCAGTACTTGTTATTGCAGGTATTGTTACAGACCCAACAACCGAAGGTCTTTCAGACAGTGAGCAAGCATTGACTTACCACGAGCCAAAAAAATAGGAGGGGACATGCGTGCAATCACTAAAATAGCAATGGTACTAGCAATAGCAATACTGTACATACCGCTTGCAGTGGTTGCTTTTTTTAGTTATCCGATTTATTTACTTTTTGGAAAGGAGGAGTAAATGGCAACTTATCAAGAATATAAAAGCAGGTCAAATGGTAACGCTTATGATATTGATGGGTCTTTCGGTGCACAATGTTGGGATGGCTACGCAGATTACTGTAAGTATCTAGGACTGCCATACGCAAACTGTACAAATACAGGATACGCAAGGGATATATGGGAGCAACGTCACGAAAATGGTATCTTAAACTATTTTGATGAAGTGGAAGTTATGCAAGCTGGTGATGTTGCTATTTTTATGGTTGTTGACGGTGTAACGCCTTACAGTCATGTAGCAATTTTTGACAGCGATGCAGGAGGCGGATATGGCTGGTTTTTGGGGCAAAATCAAGGCGGTGCTAATGGCGCATACAATATTGTAAAAATCCCATACTCCGCAACATACCCAACTGCCTTTAGGCCAAAAGTTTTTAAAAATGCAGTTACTGTTACAGGTAATATAGGACTAAATAAAGGCGATTATTTTATTGATGTATCAGCTTATCAACAAGCAGACTTAACCACTACTTGTCAGCAAGCTGGCACTACTAAAACGATTATCAAAGTATCTGAGTCGCTCGCTTGGCTGTCTGATAGGCATCAACAACAAGCAAACACAAGCGACCCAATTGGCTATTACCACTTTGGACGTTTTGGCGGTGATAGTGCTTTAGCGCAACGGGAAGCAGACTTATTTTTGTCTAACTTACCAAGCAAAAAAGTATCATACTTAGTCATTGACTATGAAGATTCCGCAAGCGCAGACAAGCAAGCTAACACAAACGCAGTTATTGCATTTATGGATAAAATCGCTAGCGCTGGTTACAAGCCTGTTTACTACAGCTATAAGCCATTTACGCTTAATAATATTGATTATCAGCAAATTATCGCTAAGTACCCAAACAGCATTTGGATAGCTGGTTATCCAGACTACGAAGTACGAAAAGACCCACTTTGGGACTATTTCCCATCAATGGACGGCGTGCGCTGGTGGCAATTTACAAGCGTCGGAGTCGCTGGGGGACTAGATAAAAATGTCGTTTTATTAGCTGACGACAATAGCCAAGTGACTGTACCAAAAGCAGATAAACCGCAAGAAGCAGTTAGCTTTAATCAGCGTTTAGATGTTAATACTAAGCTAGATAACTCAAATACGCCGTACTACGAAGCGACTCTAAGCACAGATTATTACGTAGAATCTAAACCAAACGCAAGTAGCACCGATAAAGAGTTTATCAAAGCGGGTACTCGTGTGAGAGTATACGAAAAAATAAACGGTTGGTCACGTATTAATGCACCGCAATCCGACCAATGGGTCGAAGATAAGTATTTAGCTAATGCCACACAAGTATAAAACAGGAGGTAAAGCTCCTTTAGATAAGACAAATGCCCTCGCTTTGCGGGGGCTGTTTTTTATTGCAAAAAATTTCGCATTTATTGACAAAAAGTTCAAGACATGTCATAATGAGGGTGGTTATAGAAGATAAATTTCGTTCATTTATCATCCTTTCTAACCCAACGTCTTCGTTGTTCGTTGAACCCGTAGTGATACGGGCGTATGACTGAAAGCACATCATACGGCTTGGCAGAGCTTAAGAACTGTTCTCTTGCGATAAGCCTAAGAAGCACAATAGAGAGTTAGAGTTTTGCACCTCTAATCGTTAGCCCTGACCGGAGGATATTTCCGGTCCGTGCTTTTTTTATTTTGTAGAAAGTTTTTTGATAGTGGATCTCAAAGAAATAGTTAATGATTATGAGCTAAATTTTTGTGGGAAAAGGTGTAAAGTTGAGACTAATTTTAAGCATTTACCCGAATTTATGATTTTATTTGATATAAGAGATTTGTATCATCTTCTAGGTATTCATAAGTTGAAAACAAAGTATCGCGCAACAAATTGGGTTGAAGCTGTGAAAGCAGATGTTTTCCTCTTATCGAATTATTCAAAACATCCAAATTTTAGAGAAGTTCTTCCTAGAGTCGATAATTATAATTTTTTATATGAAATATTCTATCAGTTTAGAGTTAACGTCTGTATTTTAGATAAGGATTTAACTAAAAATACAATGAAATTGAGTGTTGTTTTTTATAAAGACAACAAGAAGAAATTAGTTGTTGTAGGATTAAAAAGAGATGAGACAGGGGTCTTTAGGCCAGCTACGTTGCATGAGAGCCGAAACAACCTCTACAAGCGAATTCGGCATACTGCTATAAAATCAATAACTTGGATTTAG